AATAGACGCGGTTTCTTCAGCCTGACGCAATTGGTCAGGCATATATACCCCGCCTTCGGTCTTCTCGTTTACTTCAACTGTGCTGATGAGAACTTTGTAGCCTTTAGGTTCTGGTAACTGAGTCGCTACTTTTTCTTCAGTTACTTTTTCGTCTTTATACATTTTATATACCTTGCAGTGATTAAGGTTCACAGAAACCTTGCGCGGACCACCCGCGAAGCCCCCAATTACGAAATAGAACAAACAGACTTAATCTGCAATAAATCTTTGCTCTAGTTCACTTAAATCGGCTTCAAGTAACTTTAAAGCCTCATATCTCCCGACAAGTCTACTATAAGCATCCATAGTTTGCGCTTGGCCGCTTGCCAAGAACTGTTCTATTTCTACCTTATAGTCGGTGATACTACGCTTAATTAGCGCAATAACTGTATCATCCATCCCCCTTACCTAACTCCTTTGCTAGTTCAACTCCCAGTTTTGCCCCAGCCTGCTGATCCGCACGTTGGGAATTATCAAGATCGGTTGCAAGCTTAACTCCCAGCTTAGCCCCCTCTCTTTGATTGGTGGCTTTTATCTTCTCAGCTTCAAGCTGAAGTTTAGCCGTATCTAGTTGCATCTTATGCTGAAGCTCTTGCGCTTTTAACTGAAGCTCTTGCTGCTGCATCTGAACTACAGGGTCTTGCTGCTGCGCCTGTGCTTGCTGCTGCGCTGCCTCTGCCTGATCTTTCTTCAAAAGCTTCTCTGCTGCATCTTTTGCGAGTCTAGAGATCTCTACCTCTACATCGTTCGGTAGCGGTTGATCCTCGTCTGGCATCTCCACGCCCAACATCTTTTCCATTTCCCTACGGTACTGGAACGCAACATGCTCAGTGATATGCGCAGCCATAGCCTGCTGAATTACTTGCGCAAACGGCGATTGTCCTACCATCTGCATTATTTTGGGATCTTGCGCTGCCGCCATATGAACCGCTAAGTGCGCTTCGTGATCCTGATATTTGAACGCCTTGACCGGCTCTTGTTTAAGAATCATCATATTCTCAGTAACAGGATCTGCGGGTTTTATATCTTCAGGCAGTTTAATTATGTCATCCGCGTCTTGGATGCCAAGAACCTCTAACATCTGTCTATGTAACTTACCCATATCGTATAGCTGTGGTGCCTGCTGCGCTAACTGTAACGCTGCCTGATACTGCATTATACGCTGTGCCATAGTGGCGGCGTTAGGATCAGACACAGGTATAACATCTATACGTTTGTCAAAATCGGCTTTTCTGCTGAAGTCTCCATCAACTTCGTAAGCATACTCATCAGGCATGTAGTCATGCACGATCTTAGACAGAAGTCGTAACTCTTTTTTCATGGCAGCATGAAGGCGAGCCTGTACACCAGACATCACTTTCATCGACCGCTCCAAGAGGGCAAGAGTTGTGCCCACGGGTGCCTGTGCGTTCATATCTCCTACTTGGATGTCTGCGACTGAGCCAATTCGGCGTCCCTCTTCGACAATATTTCCAAGTAAAGAGTACAATACGCTTGATGGCTCTTTGTAAGGGATAAACGTAATCGAGTCACGTATGGCACCGCCCGGTACGTCCACATCCCTAAATTCACCCGGCATAAGAGGAGTGTCGTCCCCCTTAATACGCATACCGCGAGCTTTAAGCCCTGCTGGCAAATTCGACAGTGTACCAGCATCAACCAACTGGCGAAGGATAGAGGTAGCCGACTTAGCAAGGCCACCAATAAGATGAATAAGCCCCGTTCCATAAAACCCAAGGCCCGGAAGATAGCGGTAGTGAACAAAGTGTAGGCGCTTTTTCTTCTTAACGTCATCCTCGTACCAATTCTTGCGTATAGACAATATCTCGCGTGACGACTTATCTATAGTTATTACATAAGGTCTAGCTATCTCATCAGAATCATCAAACCCTTCGGGCATGTTAATTGTGACGTGCATTTCAAGAATTGTATAGCGGTCATCGTTCTCCATGACCGCGCTTTCGCCATCAAGCTCGTCGTATTTTTCTTGGATGTCAGAAAAATCTGGAGCAGGATCACGCAAATCTATATCTCGGTAGAACCCAGCTACTTGTAACTCAAGTATCTCGTTCTTGGTTTTCTTCATAACATGCGTATACCGTGGGCAAGTCATAAGATCTGTGGCCCCATAGGACGCTACAAAATCCTCTGAAGGCACAAACACCGCACATGGTCTATCCATAAGCGGATCGTAATAAACCTTTTTAAACGCAGACCCAGCGAGTGGGAGCTTAAATAACATTTGCTCCATCTCATCGCGGTATTCTGTCATCTCCTCAGTCAGGAGATAGTTCATTTCATTCTGCACACGTTCTGCTTGGTCAAACTTCTCTGGGGTTAGTTTACCCATAATTTTACTTTTTACAGGCCCCGCTGCGGGAAATAACTCCCCCATAGCCTGCGCTTGGAATCGTACAACAGCTTCAGTAAGCACAGGGTGAAACACCCCAGAAGCTCCAGCCCAAGGCTGCTGGCGTTCTTCAATCTTCATCCCAAGTAGATCTAAGCCTTTTACATAGGCTCTAGCCCAATCGGCACGGGACTCACGGTCAGCCTCAAAATCAGACACCAACTCAGAAGCCATAGCCTCTAAATCAGCCTCGTCTATAAATTCGGCAAGATTAGAGTCGTGATCTTGGCCCAGCAGTTGCTCAGACAAGCCACCTTCAAAATCAATTATAACCCCACCATCCTCGGTCTCCATAGACACAGCTTCTGGGTTTATAACTTCGATAGTAAGTTCTTCTTCTGTAGGATCTGTCTCTATCTCTAAATCAGAAGGAACTAAAGGTTTTTCTACAGCCATGTGCGCTCCATAAGCGTTGCTTGTGGGTAACTTATCATTTTAATCCCCGGCGGTCTAGTGTCGAGGTGGGCAACTTGGGGGAAGTCACCACACCCCGACTAAGGCACTGGGAGGGGTGCCCCAATTATTCTTTAACTTAGACGGACTGTTGAAACAAATAATATATTCCTGTACTAACAAATCATGGATAACATGTTGATTTGGAACATCGTGCTAACTTTTGTGGTCCTACCTATAGGGTGGTGGGCCAATCAAATTGCATCTGAAGTCAAACGGCTCAACATATTGTTAAACATGACAAGAGAAAACTATGTAAAGCGAGAAGATCATTCTGGGGAACTTGGGAGAGTTGTCGATCATCTTGTAAGGCTAGAAGCCAAAATAGATAAACTTGCAGAAAAATAGGGGGAGATAGGCATGGGATATGTTCATCTGCGCCCTAACCGCTATATTAGCTAGTCAAAGCCCGACTATAGGTCTGCACCAGACCTGTGAGTACAGGTGCCCTAGAGAAGTTTCACAATTCTATCACCAGTATCCAGCCAAGGTCAGGGTTCCTTGGAAGCACTTTTGTCCACCGTATATTGTTGTTGGTAGGGGTAGGAAAACATGATTGACCCATTTACAGCGCTTGCCGCTGTGAAATCTGCGGTGTCAGCGGGCAAAGAACTCGTCAACGTCACCAAGCAGATTGGTGAGTTTTTCGACGGCGTGGATGAATTACGCGCTGCGCACGAGAAAAAGAAAAACAGTTTGTTTTCTGGAACCGATGAAAACGCGATGGAGACTTTTGTGAATTTACAGAGGGCCAAAGACGCCGAAGAAGAACTTCGTCAAATCGTCATTGCAACCAGAGGGTTCAGTGCGTGGGGCGAATTGCAAGCTATACGAGTACAAGCGCGAAAAGATAGAAAAGCAAGGCTTGAAGCGGAGCGGAAACGCAAGGCAAAATTGATTGAACGTATTGTTGTTTACGGTGGCGCTACAATTATCGTTTCTATTTTGATAGGTATAACGGTTGTTATTATTTTAGCCAAACAGGGACGGTTATGAGTGACGGTCTAAGCGGTGTGGGGTCAGCCCCATTTAACGTGCAGTCAGACATACACCAGCAAACGCAGTCGCGTGAGCGTATAGAAGCGCATTTGGCTGAACAGAGGGTAACAAAAGAACACAGAGCCAACCACGCGCATCTGGAGGCGCTCAGAGAGCAAAGACTAGATCTAGGCAAAGCTTACGATAGGTTTGGAGTAAAAA